CCACGTTTAACTACCATCTTTATTGTCGTTAATCCGTTTGATATTGAACTGGTAATACTCTCAATATCTCCCCCGACATCGTGCTTTGCCCATGCTAAAACTCCCTGCTCTTTTAGGTAAGATAGTGATAATAACATACCATCACTTCGAACAACCCAAAGAATAGAGTACGGGGATTGCTGATATTCCATATCTTTAATCGTGTAACCATCGAAAAGATGATCTGATAAAATCGTTAAATCATCACCAGTAAAACTTGCGGTGTTGGCATCAAAGGCGAAGTCTCTTAGGATTTTTCCGGAAGCCTGAACGAATATTGCTCTATTACCTATAATCTCAATCTGATTGATATCTGAACCTCTAAAACTATGCTCAGATATATTGAAACTAGTCGGGGTTATAACCCCACCATCACCAGCGGATATTTTCCATTCTGAACTAGATGTGAAAGCAAGCAATTCACCCAAGGAGACAAGGTTACGAATAGCATTTATTTTTCTGCTATTTAAAGTAATCGTCACCCCGTCAGTGTCTTGCAGAACTTTCGATCTTCCAAAATTCCAGTAATCACCGATCTTTGTCATCCAAATAGTTTGCGGATCTGAAGGGCTTCCAGCGAAGCACAACCGATCATTGTGAAAACAAACTTGTGACGGGAATCCATAATATTCAGACCACGCACCAATAGCCCATTGAGTTGTTTGTGCTGTAGAGTAGGCATATTTAACAACCTTGCAAGGATGTCCGCCCGTAGATGCATCATACTCACCAAGCTTATAAATGCCTTCGTGAGTGTATGGATTGCAAGTAAGTTCATAATCTAGCGTTCCAGATGAAATCGACACCCTTAAACGAATTAATAGTTGTTCCTGCTCGTCATTGTAAAAATTATATTTATCGGCTGAATTAGTATCACTGGTGATATTCACATTCCCATTTGTTTTTGAAACATTCTGATAAAAACTAATATCTCTTGAAGAGATTTTCTTCAAAAGCTTCCAAGTAGAACCGTAATCATAAGAACCCTCAACTGATAATTCAGCATCAAACGTACCAGATGTCCATAAATTCCAATCGCCTGAACTACTAATTGTTGAACTCAAATCTCCATCAGTGGTGCTAATTGGAAAAACAAAAGAACCTGATACATAACCGGCATCCACAGAATGATGAATTCTTATAAAATTATTATCGTAGTTTGATGAACCTAATCCGTACAACCTATTTGCTGTATTAGTAAGAATTTCTTTACAGTCAACCGCTGATAGATTCACGTGAAACGAATCAACAATATTGCTCAATCTGAATGGAGGGATTGACGGCTCATATAACTTCAAAATCCAGTTATCATTTGCAAGCCTGACAAGCTCTTTTACTGGACTTTCACCGTCACACAAAAACAAATAATCAGCACTTTGGGTGTATTTAATTTTGCGTATATCTGTTAACTTGAATCCTAGAAAATCTATTGGTTGATCGAATTGATCAACTAATTGATAAGCTGGAACTGCTTCAACCGTTTCAGAGTAAGTTCCATCATATGGCAATACTAACCAGCTACCATCAGAACCACCTAACCGCCTTAAAAATGGACAATAATCCATAATATTATTAACTGCTTTTCTAACTCTTTGGGTATTGCTGACAACACCGCCAACACTATAAACAAAGCTATATCCTAACGGGAAATACCCATAATCATAGTCAGGCGTAGCTATATTTGCTACTCGTTCGAATGTTCCATATTCGTTATTTACTGCATAGCTAGAATTAGTTAAACACATTGAGAATCTTGTTAAAAAACATTTAACCGTTCCAGCCGTAAAACTTCCACCCCCGCCCCAATACTTCATGCGAATATATATAGCACCAGTATCTTCAATCGGAGGTACAACAATATCAAATATGTCACCATTAATATTATCGCCAGCTAGATAAAGATCATAAGTTGAGGATGAAACTATCACTGCAAAATCATAGGTCGTAGATCTCTCAACTGTGAATTTTAAATAGCCTGGTATTCCCGTGATTTTAGCCGTGGTTATAACCCGTAATTTATAAGGGAATAACGGTTCAATAGAATAATCCTCAACAAAATCCGTTCCTGAGGTTATATAATTAGTTGAGTAAATAGGATGAGCACCATATAAAACCTGTCCAGATGATAAAGCCGTGACGCTTGAAGTTAAAGCCGCATATTCGTACAGAGAATAATTAAGTTTTCTATATTCAACCGCATCCAAGTTTGATTCAGTATATTTATTAATGCTTCGATCTAAAACAACGTGTACATTTGCATAGTTAATACCGCCAACGGTTCCGAGTGCGTGAATTGCCGCATTTATATAGGACGGTGCATTTTTGAATAAAGATCTATTTGCATATTTAATTCTTATTACTGTCTCAGTAGATGAAGCCACGTAGCGCGTCACTGATAAATCATCAGTAGAATTATTTATTGTAGCTATATAATGCCCGTTTAAATCTATCGTGGTATCGCTAGTATACATATAAAGCCAGTTTATATATGTCGTTGTTCCATCTTTAAGATAAATAAAAGGGTATCTTATATGATTTCCTACATAGCATTGATCATTAGGTATGTAATCATTGTTGTGACTATATAAAGCATAGTCTTCGATCTTCTGACCGATTAAAGCATTGTCACGCCAAAATCTTATATAATCATACCCGAATTCAACATCGATATTATCACCATCACCATAATTGAAATTGATCAATCGAACAGGTTTACCGCTGTTGTTCTCTGACTCTAAATTAACCAATGTTCCAGGTCGATTAAATACCCCACCTTTAGGATCAATAATCATATTTTCGCAAGTCTTAAGACCTGAAGTGTATTGAGATATGTCGACACGTGTCGCTAAGGCTGGACTTAGTTCACCGGATGTAAACGAAGCCTGAAATTTGTTTGTGGTCATACTATCTCCTAGAATCTAATATGTCAGAAGTTCTGGATAATTCCCTATATTGTTGCTGTGAATTCTTTATTTTTGCCTGTGAAATAGCCCGTTCATAAAACTGCAACATTGATAACTGTTTATTAGCATCACCAGTTAACGGCATAGCCACGGTATGAGCAAGTAAATAAGACAATGCATTTATAAAGTTTGAGTTGAGCAGCCCATAATCAAATATCTTTGAGGTGTACTTTATATATGCAGTTTCAAGATTTGTTAATATAACCGTTGCATTTAACGATTCTATTCTTATAACTTCATACTCGTAAACGGTATCAGAATATTCAGTATCTAGTATTTTTTGTATATACAAACAATCAGACGGCACGGCATAAACATAATCGTAACCCGGTATTGCTTGATCTATTTCCGCTAAGGCTTCTATTTGTGTCGCAAAATTCCAGTTGTGATCTTCCAAAACCTTATTAACTGACGATTCAAATACAATCCTTAATAATCGTGCGTTTTCTGTTTGATCAGTCGCATAATTGGAAATTGTTTTAGTTCCTAAGTGAATCATTGCTAAATTGCAGATTTCCGTTTCAGTCATTGTTTATGCTCCTGTAAATGGGGGATTACTCCCCCGTTTAATTTAGTTTGTTGCGATTGCTTTTTTCTTCAAAACACCATCTTCAATTACGTGTTCCGTTAATACCGTTTCTTCGATAATGACATTGGTTTCTTGCTTTTGAACTTTAACTTTCCCTTGAGTAGGACTCATATTTAAAAAGTTTGTGTTCTTGCTCATATCAGCATTAACAATTTCACCTTCAAAATAAATCCTGTCCACATAACACTTTTTTATGCATTTAAACATAAAATTATGAAATCATTGGTGGAGCGTCAGTTAAATAAGCGTCAAGAGTTCCAGCGGTCATTGCGGAGGCAACAACGTAATTAAGATCCAGATATCCCAACATATCGTATGGTGGTAATTTCTCACATACGATCATTGTATTAGCGGCACAAGTTCCCTTTGCTAGCGCGGCGGATGTCCAAATTACGGATGGAGTACCCATATTTGTAGCAGCAGAAGTTCTGAACTGTATTGTTAAAGTATCAGAACTGTTTGCAGTAAAAGCCACTTTTGAAACAACAACTAAATACATATCTCCTAAATTACGACCTGCACCAGTTTTTACCTGATTTGTTGAAACGGCTGTAGTTGTAAGAGCTTGATCTTCTGAAAAAGTTAAATCTACACTTCTTGGCATTTTATATTCCTTTCTTCTTAAACTTCAGCAACGGTATACGTTGCTTGTATCATAAACGATGATGGATTTGCGTTAGTACCATTAACCAAAGTTAAAATTAATTTGTCACCAGCCGCAAAAACTTTATAAGTTGCACTTAACGATCCTAAATCACCGCTTGCTCCTGACGCTGGAAACGCTGTTGCAGTATTGTATGTTTTCGCAACAATCGCATTGGTACCGTTTAGCATGGTAATAACGCAAGTATTGGAATCATCAATACCAGCAGGAGAACCTTGACTTAAAATCTCTATCTTTGAAAAAGTTACCGCTAATCCAACAGGACAAATAAATATCGGTCTGGTTGTAATATCCGCATTAGCCGCCAAATCTTCAACTTGATAACTAAATGTGCGAGTATTTGCACCAGCTGACAATTTAGGTGTAGTTACATTTGCTGCTGTTATCTTGATTGTTGTTACAGCGTCTGTAGCTAACTTTGCCGATGTAACATTTGCATTTAAAATATTTGCGGTTACAACTGCATCATCAGCTAACTCAGTTGTAGTTATTGCGTTTTCAGCAACACTTCCAACAGTTACGGCTTTGGAATTCGCCCCGTCGTGATCGTGACCCGCTAGTAAATTCATTGCTTTTTCTAGAGTTACATATCTAGTCATATTTATAACCCCTTCTTATACGATTCTTGCTTCAGTGCTCAACAATGAATCTACTGTACGAATTGGAATACCGTCATAAGTCATAACATTCTGACGGTTATATAAATCGCCTAGTGTTAGATTTACTCTTGGGTGTGTTTTCATCATTTGCCGTAAGCATTTCTTGACTGTACGATTCATATAAAACGCACATCGACCGCTTGTTAAATCTTGTAACTGATCTATGGAAAAATCCATAAATTTAATAATGTTCGCACTTATGTCGGAGGTATCATTTACAGTTAGCAAGTTTGAAATATCAACGTTTCCAATACGGATGATATAGCGATGATCTTGAACCTTCAAACCACCCCATTGTTTAAACGTTACAACGTAGTTTTTGCTGTATGAACCATCAGAATTTTTTGTACTTACCATACCTTCATCAACCATATCAAGACCGGCTTTTGTTCCGTCAGGATAAAAACAAGCTGTAAGATGCGGAGCCCAACTAACCAACCATATTGACGCATTATCAGAACTGGCACCACCAGCATCGATAAATTGTGAATTTGCCGCTGTATTTACTCGCATTGATAAACCATTGAGGGAATCAGGATTTGCGGTCACTGTATCGTAAAAAATAGCTGTTGAAAAATCTTGATTCAATGCTTCGATTGCGGGAGTAGATTCACTTAGTTTCAAAGCATTTTTGTCTTTGGCTAAATCATAAATATCCTCTGGGATCTCGATAGCGTGTTTGTAAAGCCCACAAGCTTCAAGTTTGTTTTCTACCGCTGATTTCCCTACAGGGTATGAACCAGAAATCTTTGCATTTGCTACAGTGGGGTGAGCTGTTCTTTGTGCGTATTTATATCCAGTACCTTCATTCGATGGTATCCAGATAACATCATCAAGAACCTCGTTTTTTTGTTGCAATAGTTCAGCAATTGCCAGTGCCTTGCCTGAACTGTCTGTTCGTTGAGCAATGTCATATAATGATAAATTTGCTGCATTTAAAAGTGTCATTTATTTAGTCCTTTCTTTTTTATGAAAACAGTCTATCTTTTAATTCTTTTTCTGCTACACCTGATTTAGATCCGTTCACGAAACTATCTTCAGATATCGCCTTGCCAACATTAATCATAAATTTAACTAATGATGGATGATTACCAAAACCCAATTCATTTGATTCTGATTGGAAATTTTTTGCATCCTCGCCCATAAATTGATCAATGGCACGTTTCGCAAATGACATTTCTTTTTGATAGTCTGCCCCCAGAGCTTTTATACTGTCATTTTTCCAACCTTCAACAAGTTCGTTAAATTGTTTCTTATGACTATCAATTGTTTCGGTTACAAGATTCAAACCAAAATCTAAAACGCTTTGAGCAATGTTCTGCGTAAATCCAGCTTCACGTGCCAAAGTTTGTAATGTTTCCAACTTAGCAGGGTCTAGACTGATGGCTTCAGGCAATTTAAACTCGTATGATTCTGGTATATCTTCTTTTTTTTCGGCTGGTTGGTGATCTGTTGTTCCCAACTCCTCAGTAACTACAGATTCCAACGAGCCTAATAGTGTTGCGTTGGCTTGGGAGTTGACCGCCTCACTATTAGATTCATTTATTGTTGCTTGTGCAGGTGCTTGTGTTTGTGCTTCAGTTTCCATTTTTTTCTAGTTCCTTTCTTGATTTTTGTTCTCTCATCATCTTCTCAAATTGCGTTGGTGCGATTTCCATAATTTCGTTATAGATCAAATCCCCTAAAACTCGCTTGCCACAATTAAAGTAAGTCGCATTAACATTTTCTATTACAGCAGGGTTATGAAATGGTTTTGATACCTCTAACATCCGCCATAAAAACCGCCTACCTTCAGGCATAGCCAAGATCTTTTTGAAATCCGCTATTTCATTGTGCCTATGCATTTCCTGTTTTGTTTTTTCAAGCTTCTTTTTTTGTTCGTGCTCTGGATCTGCTTCACCGAAAAATTCTCTACGAAAATCTTTATCGGACATTAATATCACCCATCCCCGACAGCATAGCGGTTAATGCTGTGTTGTCCTGTATTGGAGTCTCAGACATTGTTTTTGCACCTTGAATCGCTTCCATTGCATCCTGCCGTTGTTGTTGCATTGCCATTGCTTCCATCTTTTCTTTTCGTTCTTGTTCTACTTGTTTCTTGACTTTGATAATATCCTCGACACCCAAATGTTCTGCATACAATGAAATTGCTTTATCGCTATCGATATTATCAATTGAATCAGGGAACACCTGACTAATTGAACCAGCAAAAGCAAATAGTTGTTCGATTGCAGTTGTCTCAATCATTTCTCTCGCTTGATAAAGTGGGCTGATATAATCGATTTTTAATTCCCTGCCTTGAAGCTCTTCAGGTGCAGGAGGGATTAAACCGGCATCCATAATTATTTCAAATATGCGGTCGAAAATCGGATCCAAAAATTGATTTTTAATACTTCCTAGCACTGGACTTAAGCGGTCTAGCTTCTCGCCCATACGTGAACGAATCTCGGTCGCCGTGATTCCTTGTCTATCTAAACTTGAAAACATTCTGAATAGATCGATAAAAAATGCATCTTTGATTCGTTGCTCAACTATCTTGATTTCCTCAGCAATCGGCTGTAATTGAATCGGCACTTGATAGGCTGGACGAATTCCAGAATCTTGCATTGATCCGTCATAATAGGTATGACCACCGGGTAATGTATTTAATACTGGATTGCTGTCTATATGCGATTGTGTAGGCGGTTTATTAATAAGAGATATATTTATAAGTTTCTCAGTTTCGAGCTTCTGCAATTGCTTGGCATCGCCTAAACTTGAATTTGCTATCCCATATCCATAATGGGTATCGGATGTTATTTTATTAATAGACAATACAGCAATCGGCATTGTTTTATATCCTGATTGCCTTAAAAACTTATCCTCATTAGCGTTTTCTTCCCAATAACAGGAATAGAATTTAAAGTTTGAATTGTCTTTTTTCATCACATCACGCTTTTTATTCTTGTCGATTAAATGACAAACGTTTGTATATACTAGATAGTTTTTATTGTCGTATGCGATCCTTGTTGCAGTAGAGCAATTGTCATAACCAAACTTATCAACGAGACTCGAAATTGTCATAGGGAAAACCCTTGAAAACGAATCTACATCACCGTTTGAATCACGTGTGAACGCATATTCACCAGCTGTAAAAGTTTGGAATTTAACTATGTTTTTATAGTCGTACTCAGTAAAAATAGCACCGTCACCAAATGCACCAGACTCAGCGTATAGGTTTCTAGCACAGTCATAAAATTTTGATTTGCTGAAAATTGCATAGTAGATGTTTTCGATATTATTGAAATACTCTTTTGTGCTTTCTTCCTCAAGATCCTGAACACCTTCAAGCCCGATCTTGAACCAGCTTCTTGATTCGCTTGTCATACCTGACAGAATACCATTTGCATACTCTTCAACGCATTTTACAGGGGTTTGGTTAATGATCTTCTTACGATCAACTTCAACTTTTGTTTTGTGGGTTGTGTTGTATTTGCCACGTTCTGGACAAAAGCCTTCTGTGATTTCTGTCCAGGTGGATATCTGGTTAGTCTGCTCATTGTATAGTTCATTTTTCCGTTTTTTTGCATCCAACATAGTAATAATTGTCATTAGGCTATCTTTCCAGCTCCATATTTACTAGAAACCATTGTTGAATACATACCTAATCGCAATGCGGCTAAGCGGTTTCTACGCACAGATTCAGCATCGTCCACGCCCTGCATATAGATATCTTTTTTTACAGAATTATTAACAGAATTATTAACAGTTGGTGCTGTGTAGGTTCTTTTTTTTAAATTGTCAATATATTGCTGTTTTTTATCAATTACCAATAAATCCTTATCAATAATAGGTATAGGATTTTCAGGCGTGCCGATTGTTGTTATGGGTTTAATAGGTGGCAGCTTTAGTGGAGTAGGTTTATAAAAACTTTCATCTTTTGGTAACATATTTAAACCCCTTGTGATGGATATCTATATATATAATGTATATACAATGTATGCTTGTCAAGAAAAAACATTGTAATTGTTATAATTTGAGGAAAATTCTAAACGCTTTTTGTATAGATCTGGTTTGTTCTGTTCTTTGATTCTTACTGGTCTTGCAAAGGTGAGAGCAAAGGCATCGGCAATATTAGGGGAACGACCAAATTCTTTTTTAATATCTTCTTTTGATATCAATTGAATTTTTCCGTCATCTCTATAGTAAGCTTCAATCCAAGCTAGTTCCTCCCATAGATCTGGACAATGAGGCAATGAACCACCGTCTTTTAGATACTGCAGAATTTTTCCGTACATTTCTGCACGCTTGTTTAAATAGCCTTGTTCAAGAGATTTTTCAGCAAAAGCAATCAATTGCCAATTCTTACGATTCATTTGTTTTAATGCTGAATAAATACCTGTTCCATATCCTAGATCGATAAAACCAGCGTCAATATTATACTCATCTTCATATCTAGCTAGTTTTTCAGCTATCAGAATATCGTTGTCATTCTTGGGGATTCGTTCTAATACTTTTAGATTCAATCCTTGTCTCATAACGATAACAATTTCATCACCACCAGACCAAGCAGGATCACAACCGATTATTTTAGGGGCAAAATTGTATTCACATTCTGGAAGAAGCTTATGTTTACCGTTTTCAATGAAAAACTGAGGTATGAATTGATCTATGTTTGATTTGGGTTCTTGCCCTAAAATACGGACTCTTATACGGTCAGAGTCTAAGCCGTAAGTATCTATTTGTTCTTGGATTGATTCTTTGTTCGTGAATGATACTTCCCTTGAATCAACAGACATATTAAAAAATAGGTGCCGTATTTTCTTGCCGGCATCAGAGAAATAACCAGTGTTTTTTGTGGGGTTGCCGAACAGGAATAATAAAATTTCTGTATCTTCATCCGTGCAAGCTCCTTCAATGACCTCGAACACTTTATCATCGATACCCGAAGCCTCGTCGCACATTATGATTATTCGTCTACCCTGATTGTGCAAACCGGCAAAGGCTTCTAGGTTATTAGCGGACCACGGCAAAGCATCCAAACACCAATTTTTTTCACGACCTTTTTCATTGATCGAGATTGAAGTGGCGTTATATTTATACCAAAAGTGATTCAATGCCATCTTGAACCATTTATTAATCTCAGGCATTGTTTTAGTTAGTAACTGTTTTTCTGTATTGGCTGTAATTACTATCCTAGTATCGGGACAGGTAGATAGCCCCCAGCAACTAAGCATTGCGAATGTTGCAGATTTCCCGATACCGTGACCGGACCGGACCGCATACCTAAAAAATTTATTCCTTTTATTTTTGGAAGCTTTTAAATCGTCACGAACTTGTTTGAGCAAAGTTGATTGCCAAGGTTCCAGACCTTGAAACTTTTCAAGGCTACCAGATCCCCACGGGAATATATAGTTAACAAATTTAAACGGGTCGTGATGAAGCTCTGCAATATCATTTATAAGTTGGAGTTGTTCTTTTTTTGGAATCATAATATTGAATTATAACATTTGTATATACAAATAGCCTAATTTGTAATAATTATAATCAAAGCGTGTTGTGAGGTGCTCCAGAATCGATTTTTGATGTGTGATGAATAGTAATGTAAGGGTTAAGAATCAGAATCCTTAATTCTCTTACGTGCCTCTTCCAAAGATGAACCTATCGACATTTCACCGGAATGTTCAATTGCTGTTTTTTCAGTCCATAATTTTGAATGTCGTGAATTTAAAATGAATTTTTGAGCTGCTAAATTTGGAGGGAAATATTGCATATACTCAACGATTTCAACACCTGAAACTGTGCTTACCGGCTTCTCAACCTTTTTGTAAAATCCCAAGGCATTTTGGAACATCCCATTTACAACTTGTAAATCAGCGTTTTGCTTGCCTTCTGTAACAGCGTCCATAAACTCTTTGTATTGCGATTTCCATAATGCGATTGTATTTGTATCAACAAAAAAGAAATCAGCCATTTCAGCCTCTGTTATATCCTTATTAAGCAAGCATAACCTATATACCTGTTCAACAAATTCAGGTTTAAATATTAATGGTCTACCAGTTGCTTTTTTTTGTGCTGACTTAATATTGTGAGGTTTAAACTTTTCAGGAGTAGGTTTTTTAGGAAGTCTTTTTTTTGCTTTACCCGAAGTTTTTTTTCTAGTTGGTTTCTTCTCTTCCATATTCAATTCTTACCATATTTTGGAATAAAAGTAAACAAAGAAATGCTCACCTTATTAATAAGGTGAGCAGAATTGATTTAATTATGAACAACATTCAAATAGATAGAAAAAATCAGTTTAAATATTAAATAAAAAACACTTGGTTATATAATCAAATCATGAGATAATAGTACTATCAGATTGAAACAGCGGTTTAACCGCTGAAAAATAATAAAAGATTGGAAAAAAAAATGGAGATTAATTACGAGAATGAATTTACTGGTACAATATTAACGGTATGGCAGCAGATGGCTGCCGATGAAGAAACCAGTTTAGATGAAGCTAAAGCAACGTTTGTAATTAACTAAATCTTTCCCAGTACCCGATTGTTCGGGTACTGCTTAAGGATTTACAAATTAAAAGATTGGAGATTAAAATACAAAAAATTGATGGTATTGATTTTTTTATTAAAAATAGCGTATTTGTAACGCTATTTGACAAATTGGAAAGTGATGGGATAGATGACTTTTCAAGTTTCGACAGTGTGAAAATATACAAGGGTGTCGAAATTTATAGTGGATTAATAACGCAAATTTGTAATGTAAAGGATGGAGATTTGCAAATTACTATTATAGACGTGAATTCTAAAATATACATTTTAGAATTTAATTACAAGAATAGATTTGATATTTCTGGAACTTGGAATTTTTCATATTAAAGCCTTGCTGAGGATTGAAAAAATTAAAATGGGAGATTGAAAAATGTTTGATGCAAGAATGTTTAGGAACAAAAATTATTTTTACGCGTCAAGAAATTCTTGGTTAAAAACTTTGAATTTCGAGGGAATGAGTCCAGAAGAGGCTTTTTCCATGCTGGTTGAGAGCAAGGAGTTAATCGAAATATGAGCAATAAAATAAAGCCTCAAAGTAACTCAGAATTCTTAAAAGGGATTCTATTCATAAAATTATCTGAAAATTTGGAGGTAAAGAAATGCAAAAAGTAAAAAAACGATATTTGGACACACGCACCACGAAAACGATTTGTATTTGCTTGGAACCTGAATTTATCAACTACATTGATTCAATCGAAGGCATATCCAGAGCTGACAAAATCAGGACTATCGCAGAATTCTACAAGGAGCACAGATTTATACGAGGGGAACGCATATAGAAGCAATTTATTAAAATTAAGCCCTGATTATTCAGGGCTTTTTGCTATAACATGAAAATATGCATATTGACGCTAAATTATAACTATTTTTAGTTTGTAATAATTCTCAACTTCATTTCTTCAAAAAATATCAATTTCGAAACAACAATTCAAATTTCATCAATCCAGTTTTGAGCATTTTCAGCATAACGGAAACGGAAAACGGGCGAAAATTTAACCTCATTTTATATTTATTCGTTTCAAAACAACCTCAAAAACCTGATCATAAATAAATTTCCAAGAAAACCAAGGCGCAGGAATTTCATTAACTGCAAAATTATCAAAAAGTTTATCGCTTGCAGTACAACCCCCTTGATGTTCTCCTATATAAATAAGTTTATTGGTTTTAAATAAGGATCTAGCAATATTATAAGCTAAGTGACTTTGATAACCACACCAATTAGTTATAACCAAACTATTTTTAATCGATTTAAAATCAACGTTGTCTATAATAGGATGCCATAATCGAAATTCATTAAGGTATTTATATCTGTAAGATGATTTATATCTGTAAGATGATTTAAAATTATCAACAGCGATTACATTTAAATCAGGATTAGTTTTTTTTAATCCGTAGCTAAGATAACCGCACCCGCAACCTATATCATACACGGTCTTATAATCGCCATAATTAGATACTATGTATTCAAAAAACTCCTTACAAGGTAATCCGAATATGCCATGATTATCAATAAAAGAATCCCGATCGTGTATAGCTGATAAATCACAAATATCATATTCAGGAAAATCATTTAACGGTATTAAATTTTCTAGCATTTCTTCTGTTATCATTTTATATCCCAATCTTAAAACAATTAAATTCCAACATCAAATCAAACAAATAAACAACTGGTTTCCAGTGAGTAATTTTATTTTCTGTATTGGTATAAATCCAAATTATTTCATATGGATCGAAGTCGTCTCTATACATTTCTTCTTTTTTTCCAATCATCACGATTCATTTTAAAAAAATCTTGAACATAAAATTTTGTTTCCAGATTTAAAAGCATTAAAGAACCGTTAGCCTTGAAAACCTTATAAGTATCTGTGTCAATATCATCATCTCTTAAGCAAATCAAATCCGAGTTGTCAAAATCAGTAAGTTTCATATTTCATCCAATCTTTTTAAATTTGTGGCAAAACCAGCGGTGGTTTAATGCCAGTTAACACGTATTTATTCCAGAACTCGACTTCTTTTTGAATCAGAAAATCAATTGATTCCTGATGTTCTGACCTTTCAAACCTGTATTCTTTTTCGTAGAAAAATCCATTCTGGTTAAATCTAGCCTTCAAAATTGCAAAAGTTAAACCGGAGCAAGCAAGATAGTGAAGGATCTGACAATAATAATATTGCGGTATGCTATCCTGCCAATTTAGCTTCTGCTGAGAATTTCCAATCTGGACATACTTTATTTCCAATACGCCTAATTTTCCAGTTTCAACGCATTTTAAACGTGCATCGGTTGACCCTAAGATGTATTCGTATTCAGGATGCACAAACAAATCGTAAGGGGAGCTCGTGACCTCGAATTGGGGATGTTCCAGAGCGAACATTTTTATAATCAACGGTTCGAAATCGTGACCACGTTGCAGAACGCTTTCCTTCCCTTTCATAGATTTTTTCTTACCGAGTACTTTTTGTTCCCATAATTCCACATTTGTCATATACGGGGACAATCCTAATATAGCAGCACAATCACTTCCACCTATACCAGATTTTCGCCATTCCAACCAATCTATTTCGTTTTTAATTTCCATAAAATAATCATACATTAAACAGTTGATTTTTTCAATCATTAGATATACAATTGTATTAGTGTTTAAGTTCACAAATCAAAAAAAAGACGGGAGATAAAAAATTGTTAGAACTTATCGTACAACCGATAGTTACACCAGCAGTTAATTTCAATTTTGAGGAATTAAAAATTGATTTAAAAGCTAGACTTGAGAACTACCAGAATTTAGTTGTGATTGAAGAAAAAATACCAGAGTACAAACAGGATAGAGCAACGCTAAATAAACTGGCAGGAGCTTTAAAAGATGAGATGAAACGAATTACAAATGAATATGTAATTCCGGTCAATGAATTTAAAGCGAAAATAAACGAGTTAATCGATATGATAAACGAGCCGATCAAGTGTCTTGATGATCAACTCGAAAAATTTGAAACTGCACGAAAAGTAAGCAAGCAAAAAGAAATCGAAAGTTTTTTCTTATCGGTCTGCAATGTGCCAGGTTTAAAGCTGGATAGATTTTTCAATGAAAAATGGTTGAATAAGACTGAAAGTTTTAAATCAATTCAGGAATCAATTCAAGGTTCAATTCAAAAAGTCCAGGATGAAATTCAATCAATCAAAGATTTTCAATCTGAATCAGAAGATTTGATTATGAAAGTTTACTATGAGAATTTTAGTTTATCGGAAGCCTTAAAAAAACGGCAAGAACTAGAATATACCAAGAAACAAGTACTAGAGGAACAAGAAAGACAAAAACGCATTGCTGAAGAAAAGGAAGTCAAGAGACTGCAACTTGAAGCGTCAAAAAAAGAACAGGAAGAAAAGCAAAGACTTAAAGACGCAATTTCAGAATTTGCGGATGTTCCAGAATTCAAACCTGAAACAAATTCAGCCGTTGTGTCAATAAATGAACCAGTTGCAGATATAAATGCAGATCCAAACCCAAACCCTAAACGTTGGGTGACTCTTCAAGTCCTTGTAAATAGTATAGACGTAGAGCAATTAAAAATGATTCTAATCGTGAAGAAAATTGAATTCAAAGGTGCATCAAAAAACGAATGTAGTAAATGCAAAGGAGCAATTTCATGAGCAATTCACTAGTCAGCAATACAAATAAACCGAAAACCTTTCAGGAGCTATTGATCTCGATGAAAGGTCAGATTGAAATGGCAATACCGAAACATATGACATCAGACAGAATGCTTCGGATTGCGCTGACAGCATACAACAGCAATCCGAAGTTAAAAGAGTGTGATTCAATGTCGATCCTTGCCGCTGTGATGAATTCAGCCCAATTAGGATTAGAACCTAATACACCACTGGGACAAGCGTATATAATCCCCTATGGTAAAAAAGCGAACTTCCAAATTGGCTATCAAGGATTGATAGATTTAGCGAATAGAACAAAATCATTTAGGGAAATATCCGCGCATTGTGTTTATCAAGAGGATATTTTCGAATATGAATTAGGAATGGACCAGAAATTAATTCACAAACCGGCAAAACTTCAAACAGGTGAACCGATATTTTATTACGCTAGATTTAAAACCGTGTCAGATGGTCAGGGTTTTGAAGTCATGAGTAGAGATGCCGTTACTCGCCACGCTAAGAAATTTTCGAAAGCATTTGATTATGGTCCTTGGAAAAGCGATTTTGACGCGATGGCGATGAAGACGGTTTTAATAAAAGTGCTAAAATTTGCACCAAAAGCAATCGAGCTTGCGAATGCTATATCGGAAGACAATAGCGTTAAATCTGATATATCGCTGAATATGTCGGAAGTTAAGAACGAAGTTTACGATATAAAAACTAGTGATGATTTTATCGATATTAAAAATCCTGAACCGGATCGCCAGCAAGCAGAGACCCCAGTCTATCAAGAAAACAATAGTCCTGAACAAGAATACGACCCATTCAACCGATGAAAAAGACAATCCATTGCAGAATACCGAACGATTTGTTCCAGCAATTAAAAAAACTATCGATTTCAAAAAAGGACACGATGACTGATATTGTCGTGTCTGCACTAGCGATTTATTTGTTTCGATTTCAGGAGCTAAAAAACAATGAAAAAGAAGGGAGCGAAGCCAGCAGCAGAACATTTATACAAAATACAGAAAAAAGCTACGGGAAGACGTAGTTTAGTTGAAATGGAACGAATGAATACTCATTTTAAAATTAAAAAGGAGCAATAAAATGAAAACAATGGAAACGCTTGAAGGAATTAAAGAATTGGCAGGCTATGAAGTTTGTGAAATTTCTGGAAATGACCCAATAGAATTTGAAAATGATAAATTTATCACCATAAATCATCCTTGTAAAACCATTTCATTCCAACTGCAATCCGATGCAATATCCTTAGTTGGTGTGAATGGTTGTCAGTACCCAGCAATGATTGAAGCGGCAAAGATAATTATTGAACGGTTCAATAAAACATTTCCTTGCCGTGAAAATTCAATAGCTATCACAAAATTAGATGAAGCTTTGATGTGGATTAATAAAAGAACTGAGGATCGAATTAAACGCAATGTAGAGGGCAAACGAGAAGCGTAAAAACAGTAACAAAAGAATTTATTAATGCTTACAGAGAGAAAGGATTCGGGTTTTAAAATGGAAGAAAACTTGTTTCAGGACGTTTATATCGCATACAAAAAAAAGCTACGGAGCGAAGAAACTTGAAACATCCTGTAATAAACGAAAGTATAAGACCGTTATTTTTAACGGCTGAATTTATTTTAATGCATAGAGAGGAAGAATATGGTTTCTAATCCGAACATAATCGATCCAACTAAAGACCCCAAAGCAATTGAATATTTGATATATTTAAAAAGTAAGGGATACACAGGTTGGCAAGTGAGTAACACAATGCTGTTTTTGTACGATAAAAACAGTAAAACTATATTGAAGGAAAACCAATGACAAAAATAATTAATTTTTACGGTGCTCCAAGTTCGGGAAAATCTACCGAAGCGGCAAAGCTTTTTGCACTGATGAAAAGTGATGGTAAAAACGTGGAACTGGTAACAGAGTATGCAAAAGAATGGGCATGGGAACAAAGAAGCGTTGGAATGTTCGATCAATTGTTTATAGTTGCGAATCAAATCCAAAGAGAAACACGGCTATTTGGTCAGGTAGACACGATCATTACAGATTCACCAGTATTGCTAGGTGTGTTTTATGAGGAATATAGAAAGTTTCCTTCATTGACTAGGGACATGGTTAAGAAATATCACAGAACACTAGAGAGGTGGGGATTCATACATGAAAATCACTGGCTTGAAACAAGGCTAGATGAATATGCCATTGACGATACTATTGGGCGATACCATGGTGCGGAAGAATGTAGAAAAATAAGTGTGCAGTTAAAGAGGTTTTTAGAAGATTGGGGAGTAAGTTTTATAAGCTAGTATAAAACCATATCGCTCAAGTGGGCGGTATGGTCAAGGGAGCCAAATGATAAAGCGATTACCACAATTAAAAATAAGTTTTGGATCAATAGAAATTCCTAAAGTTTCATCTGATTTATCAAACATACATTTTGATCAATGTAAATTTATAAATCAATCGTTTAAAAATATCAAAATTTCAAACGTTTGTTTTTATCGATGCACATTTATAAACTGTGATTTTACAGATGCATTATATGACAAATTTACACTACTTGAAGAGTGTATTTTTGATACTTGCAAAGGTCTTAATTTGGATCACATTAAAATAATAGAATTAACACGGACTAAAACAAAACAACAAATTATTGATGAATGGAAAGAAAAGAATATTAAACCTGAATGAACAATGTAGAAGGAGTAACAAATGAAAAATGAATTAAGAAAAATAGAAATAATTGCTACAGCATACAAGGGTGAAATAGGATTACATCATGGGTTTTTTAACGATGCGGATTCAAACGTAATAAGTGTCGTTGAATTAGAATCTGGTGAATTAGTGAGTCTTTACATAGATCATGTTAGATTTGTAAAAGATTCAGAACGCATTACAAGTAGCGGTATTATAAACTGATGATCATATCAATCGTAATAGTTTTGATGATAGTTTTACCGATAAGTTTTGTAATTGAGAGTAATTATGTTGAGTTTTAAGAACAAAATGTAATGTAAAAAAGTAACGAATTAAACACTAAAACCTGTCATAATAATTATCAAATTGTTTGACAGGTTTTTTTTATGATGTTATCATTATGAGAATAAAGGAGAAATCGCTAAATGAAGAAAACAAACGCTGATTATGTTCGTGAATGGAGACAGAGAAACAAGCATAAAACAGCAGAATATAACAAGAGATATTTAGAGAACTTAAAAAAGAAAGCAGTCGAAGAATATAAAAAGGAAAATAATGAAAATATTAATAGCTTGTGAATTTTCTGGAATTGTTCGAGAAGCTTTTTCAAAAAAAGGTCACGATGTTTGGAGCTGCGATTTATTGGATACTGAGATGCCAAGCGAGAAACATTACAAGGGTGATGTTATGGACATCATTAATGATCGTTGGGATATGCTAATAGCTTTTCCACCTTGTACGGATCTATGTGTCAGTGGAGCAAGATATTTCAAAGAAAAAAAATTAGATGGAAGACAACAAAAGAGCATTGAATTCTTTAATGTATTTACCAATCATCCTTGCGATAAAATTTGTATTGAAAACCCTATAGGAATAATGAGTAAAAAATATAGAAAACCAGATCAAATGATACAACCTTGGATGTTTGGACACGGAGAAACAAAGGCTACTTGTTTATGGTTAAAAGGCTTAAATAAGCTAACACCTACAAACATAGTCGATGGTCGTGAGCAAAGAATTTGGAAAATGCCACCATCTAAAGATAGAGCATTAAAAAGAAGTAAAACCTTTCATGGAATAGCTGATGCAATGGCAGATCAATGGGGATAGATAGTAATTAACGGAGAAAAAAGGGTTATAAATGAAAGAAAACAAAGAAGACATTTTTGCAAAACTATATCGTTCATTATCAAGAGATCTTAGATCTAAGAAAATGAAAACAACTAAAAATGAATATGATGCAGTTATGTACCTTCTTGAAGAAATGACATTTAACAACAAACCAATTTATGATGATTTTAAGAGCATAAGCATAGGTTTAGATATGGATATAGCAAATTGCAGAAAAATTTTCAAAAGTTTATTAAAAAAAAACATAATAAAAAAACTGGACGGTGGGTTTGTTTTTCATCATAGATATCGTAAAAACAAAGAGGTGAAACTCACCTTTTTAGACAGTGAAAAAGGTGAAACTCACCTGTCAGAAAAAGTTGAAACTCACCTTTTTAATAAAAACGATGAAATAGTTGAAGAAAAAAAAGGTGAAACTCACCTGTCAGAAGAGGTGAAACTCACCTTTTCGACTTCCTTATATAAAGAACTAGATTTAAATACTAGATTAAATACAAGTTCAAAAGCTTATAAGGATAATATATTCCTTAAAAATGGTTTAAATTTGGATTCTAAAGAAAATACAGAAATAGCAAATGTCACTGAAATAGCAATTCAACAAACCGGAGTAGTAACCGGACGAATTAAACCCAGCTATAAAGACCCGATTCAAGAACTATGTGAACACAACGCTAAATATCGCAATGAATCGTTTAGACCTGAAAACCTAGGAGCGTTTAAAAAATGCGTAGATTTAATAATTAGCGTTTGGGATGCATCAAGACGAGGAAGCGATCTAAAAGTAAAAAAAGCGTTTGCCGAGTCCGTAACCGAGGATTGTTACTCTCTAGACCTAATAGAGCGTTTTGAACAAGCTTTTTACGCATACAGCAAAGACGAATTTCAAAAGCAAGTAAAAGCAATGAGCTTAGAAAAATGGGCTTCACAATGGGACAACTGGACGGAGGTGTATATCGAACGAACAAGCAACAACGAAATAAAAAAAATAGACCCAGGATCATACTGGATCTTAATTAGAGAGAAATTGAAAGGGTAACAAATGAATTTTGATGATGGAGAAGAACCAAAATTCGAGAATCATATTTTAGTTGAATTGGATGTTTTAAGCAAGTTTTACCCGCATCCTTTAAATCAAGGCAAATTAAAGGCTTATACTGAAGAACTATTAAAACTAGACATAAGTAGTGATTGTATAAAGTCGTTTGTTAGACATCACATTTCAACAGAGAGGCAATTTCCTAGTTACTCTGAGATACTTACTTACCTAGATAATAAAAAATGCATTGGAAGCAAAAATAAAAGCACGAATTACCCTGCTTGCAAACTATGCGGTAATTCACAAAGAAAAGGCATGTGGGTATTAACAAGAGATGACGGCTATGAAGTTGCAGCAATATGCATTTGCAATGATGAACAAAGCAAGACTCATTATTTCAGATATGATCCCAATCAACCTAATCGACCAAATGGAAACTACCGATATTTAAAAGCGGTAAGCTTTGATTATCAACGAACACCAGATTAATCAAGTTTTTAGTCACAAAAATATCAAAAGGAGATTTGAAAATGAATATATATTTAGAAATGATTGCAGACGATGGTGATTTTATATTTATGGCTAGAAATATAGATTACATAAGATTTACTGATGAAAAAATATTTATTTTAACTAAAAATAGCAGTCACGAATTTGATCGTCACACTAAAAATGATGATAGATTAATGACATTTCTGCAAGGTATTGTTTAGGTTATAAAAACAATCATAACTCAACTTGATTGTGATATTAAGAGATTGGATGAAAAATGAATATTGAACGAAATCAAGTAATAAAAATAAACGGTGAGTTTTTTAAGATAACGAATACGGCAACTTTAGCAGAAAATTTAGGAGATGGATGTTGGTATTTGCTTACAGAGGTAATCGCTGACCCAGTTACTAAGCAATATTTAAGGATGTGTAATGAACAAATTTAAAGTAGGAGATAAAGTTATTCACATAGCACGTCCAGACTATGTTTTTGAAATAGCTGAAACGCCATCAATAGTGTGGGGATTTTATAGATTTAAAGATTGCAAAGAACCGGACGGACTTATATTTACTCACGAAAAATACAGATTAGCGACACAGGAAGAAATCGACACACTTTTAAAATATCAGGAAGATTCAGAGAGCGATTCAAAAACGGAATGCCAAGATAAAATCGTGTGTCCGCATTGCTATGAAAGACAAGACTCTGAATTT